GGGTAGATAATGCAAGTAACAAAAAACGTAATAAAGTTTAATAAATTATTAGTTAAGATTCCAAAAGCTACTAAAAGAGTATGGGACTTATCAGAGAACAGATGGGGTTACAAGTATGACAAAGCTATGTCCTAGAGGTAAAGCTGCCGCTAAACGTAAGTTCGCAGTATACCCTTCAGCTTATGCAAATGCATATGCATCAAAAGTCTGTGCTGGTAAAATAAAAGATGATCGTGGAACTAAACGAAAAGACTTTAAAGGACCAAAGCCTAAGAAAGCTGGAGGTGGTAAGATCAAATTAAATAAAGGTGGTATAGCTCGTGGTTGTGGTGTAGTGAAACGAAAAAAAGTAACTAAGTATTACTAATATGGCTAACAAAAATTACTACACACAAAGAGAATGGGATAGAGTTGTTGGGTATGGAAAAGTTCCTAGTAAATATAACTTAGAGAAAAAGAAGAATGGCTAAGAAAGGTTTAAAGACTTGGTTTAAAGAAGATTGGGTTGATATATCTACTGGTAAAAAGTGTGGACGTAAATCAGCTAAGTCGTCAAAAAGAAAGTATCCAGTCTGTCGTCCGAAGGCAGTTGCCAATAGAATGACAGCAGGACAGAAAGCTGCGGCTGTTAGAAGAAAAAGAGCCAAGACTAATACTGGTCCAAAGCCTACATCTATTCGTTATCCGATTAGTGCTAGTGGACGTAAACAGAAAGTTAAAACTAAAAAAAGAAAGTAGACGACGATGATTGATCCATTCATGGCTTTCGCCGCATTAAAAGGCGCAACTGATACTATAACCAAAGCTATTAAAGCTGGTAAGGATTTGGCTAACATGTCAAGTGTCGTGTCGAAATGGGCCAAGGCCGAAGCTGGTTTACAAGTTGTAGCTAGTAATAAATCAAGTGGATTAGGTAAAGTTATTGGTAAACTAACTGGAGCAGAACAGAATGCTATTGATGCACACTTTAGAAACGAAGAGGCAAAGAGAATACGAGATCAAATGAGAGAGATGTTTGCATTGTATGGTTCTCCGGGACAGTGGGAGAGATTACAAAAAGAAATTGCATTCGAAAGAAAGAGACAGGCAACATTATTAAAACAAAAAATACAGATGCAAAGACGAAGAAAGAATATTATAATAGGAATCGGAGCTGGGTTGATTGGATTGGCAGCCATAGCTTTCGAAGTGTACGTACTAACCAATCTATAATAAGGAGTAAATAAAATGGTAATGATAAAAAACAGAAAGACAGTGAAAGGTAAGCTAGGTACAACTAGACCTAAAGACACTGACTTTGCTAGTATAGCAAGAAGACAAAGTAGAACTAAAAAAACTACAACTACAAGTAATAGACCTACTGATGCTAGAACTGCAACTCTTCGTAAAGTTTTAAAAGAGAAACAGAAACTAGCAGGTAAAGGATTAGGTCAAGCTGGTCAAGCATTCTTAGGAGGATCTGCAAAACAGACACCAGTTTCTCCAAAGAAAAAGCCAACAGTTAAAAAAAGAAGAGCAATGGCTAAACCTAAACCAACTAAACCAAGACGTGGTGGTTTTACATCCAGAACAGGACCAAGTTCATTAGATATGAGCAAAGCAAGAACTCGTTCAGGACCTGGTAGATTTGCTGGTGGTGGTAAAACATCTAAATACCGTATGGCTGGGGGTGGAAAGACTTCTAAATACAAAGCAGCTGGTGGTGGATCATTAAAAATGGTTATGAAAGATGGGAAAAAAGTTCCGTTTTTTGCAGCAGATGGTAAAGGTAAAATGAAAAAAGGTGGTAAAGCCAAGCTTATGGGTGGTGGTAAAGCATCTAAATATAGAATGAAAGGTGGAGGTAAAACATCTAAATATATGGCTAAAGGTGGTAAGACCTCTAAGTATATGGCAAGAGGCGGACGAGCTAGATAGTGTCTTATACTATTTCTAATATCCCACATTTTAAATGTTGGGTGAGGAAAGAGTTCACACATAATCATGAGAAATATCAAGGTGAGTTTCTTCATGCATTAGCTTTTGCCGTGTGCACTATTCCAGACAGATGTTTGAGTTTTCAAGTTGTATTTACAGGATGTGGTGAAGACCATCCCAATCCTCACGGTGGCGCAATGTGGGCACGTATGCCTATAACTGCACTTGTCGGTGATACTCCTTTCGACGAGTGGCCACCAAATATACAAACACATTTAGCACAACCGTGGGACTGTTCTAGTCGTAACCATGCTATCATTAGAATGGATCGAATTAGTTCAAGTCCATGGTTGTGTAAGATAGCAGGTGAGTTCTATAATGGTAAGTACATGTTTACGGTTGATTATACCGACAGTTATATATCGGATGATCCAGCACAACATAAACAATCGCATGTGTTGGAATTAACATCGGGTCCCTATAAAGGTTGTATAGTAGCATTACCAAACAATCGTGTACGTGTAACCAATCCTGCGCTATGGGCAGTTGGAGAAGGACCACCAGACTTTGTACCGTCACAGTGGGAACACTCCGCAGAACAACACGATAGTTATATGGACTGGGAAACAACATTTGACAACTTATACGAATGGGGAAAGAAAAAGAAATGAGCGAAAAGAAAAATAAGTCATCAATGCTAACTGGTAGAATTGGAACTTTCAAAGGTAAGAAGTATAACGAAAAGCCAACTGATGCATATATAACAAAAGAAGATTTTAAAAAAGCTAAAGAAAAAGTTAAAAAAAGAAAAGGTAGTGGAGCATCTGGGTCTCTTGTACGTTTAAAAGATATAACTGGTAGACCAGATCCAACCAAGAAAAATTTTATGGCTGGTGGTATGGTTAACCCATCATACGGAACTGAGTTTGACGATAGGTAATCATGGCAACTTCAGGAACAACATCATTCAATTTAGATATAGCTGACGTAATCGAAGAAGCTATGTCTATGCTAGGTGGCGAACAGTCACTAGGGTTTGAACCACTAGAAGCACGACGTACACTTAATCTTCTTCTTATTGATTGGATGAACCGTGGTATATTACTATGGAAACAAAACTTAGCTACATTAGATTTAACAAGTGGTACTGCAAGTTATACATTACCAAGTTCTTTAATTGATATAACTGAACTTGTACATCGTACAGTCAGTGGATCAACAACTACAGACTTAGCTTTAGATCGTATTAGTATGGAAGAGTACCAACGTATCACAAACAAAACACAAACAGGTAGACCAACACAATATGCTATCAATAGATTAAGAGATGCAGCTCAGTTGTATCTATGGCCAACCCCAGATACTACAACCACAAGTGGTACACCTTTACTATCTTATTTTAGTTTTAACAAAGTAGAAGATGTAACTAAATCTAATCAAGATGCAGATATACCATTTAGATTTTTACCATGTTTATCAACTGGTCTTGCTTACAAGATGGCGATCAAAAGACCAGGTATTACATCAGAGCGAGCTAGTATGTTAAAACAAATGTATGAGGAAGAACTAACCTCTGCTATGTATGCCGATAAAGAAAGGGCTAGTCTTTTGATTAAGCCATCGTTTAGGTTATAATGGCAAAAGGTAAGTATGCATACTTTATCTGCGACCGATCAGGATTTAGATTTAAATATTCTGAGAGAGTCAAAGAGCCGACAGGATTAGTTGTTGGAGCTTCGGAAACGGATGGACGATATAATATATTAGATCATCCGCAGAACAAAACTCCAAGGATTGATGACGATGAAAACTTGAGGGATGCTCGTCCAGAAACTGTACTAGCTACAACTGGTGATGCTGGGTGGAGTCCTGATGATTCAACATTTACAAAGAGAGGTAATTAAAAATGGCCATTACACAAGCTGTATGTAACTCTTTTAAAAGAGATGTTTTACAAGAAGGGCATCAGATTAAAACTGATACCTTAAAGATAGCTTTATTCACAAGTGCAGCTTCTTTATCTGCGGGTACATCTGTGTACTCTACAAATAATGAAGTAGCTTCTAGTGGTGGATATGCTCCTGGAGGTGGTACACTAACTGGTGTAACTATTTCCCTTGGTGCAACATCTGCTGGTGGAGGTTCTGCAATTATTGATTTTGCAGATATATCTTTTACAAGTACAACATTCTCAGCTAGAGGAGCACTAATATATAATTCATCTAATAGTGACAAAGCTATTGCTGTATTAGATTTTGGGTCTGACAAAACGTCAACTAACGGTACGTTTACTATTTCATTCCCAGCTGCTGCTGCATCTACTGCTATTATCACATTATCGTAATCCATAGGTAATCAGTTATGTCTGTGATTACCAGTGGATACGGTAGAAATACTTGGAACTCAGGTGCATGGAACCGTAGTGTTGTTGACCGATCGGTTACAGTTACAGGTGTTTCATTATCTACTGCTGTTCGTTCTGTAGATATAACTATCCCAGGCACAGCTTTTGTAACTAACGTAGGTATAACTTCATCCATTCGTGATGTAACTACAACAGCCGATGCCAATCTAACTCTAACAGGAACAAGTGCATCGTTTGGTTTAAACAGTCCAACAGTTCAGCTTGTCAAAGAAGTAAATGCTACAGGAGTATCATTAGTAACTGCATTAGGAAGCCTAACACTTACAAGTAGTCCAAAAGTTACTCTATCTCAAGTTACTGGAGTATTCAGACTCGGAACTCCATTTATTAAAGCAGGTATTGAAGTTGATGTTACTGGAGTATCAGGTGAGTTTGATACAGGTAATGAAAGTTCACAAGCTGGAGCTAATCCAGTAATATACAATGGTGGTAAAACATTTAGAGTAACAGTTGTAAACGT